ACTGTCATGCTACCATCAACCCAGTCAATTGCTGTATCAGCTAATGTGAAGATACCGCGAGTTGCGACTGGAACAGCTTGACCTGATAAAACGGATTGAAGTTCTGTTCTCTTAATTGGGTTATAGAGAAGCTTTTCACCGTTTTCGTCAGTTAAAAGTGTTTGATTGAGCGTAATACCAAGAACTGGAACTCCAGCGGTAGCCGCAGTGAATGTTAAAGGTACAGATGGATACTGAGCAGCTCCGATAAAAGGATAATCGGTTTTGCCTAATACTGTATCGTTTGTAGCATAAGTAATTGGATCAGAATCCAAATTACCAGCTGATACCTTGACGAAAACACCGGCAGAACCATTACCATTTGTAGATGGTGTGGAATCGACAGTGTCGCTTGCGAACAAGTTAATTACATCATGCTCGCTATATTGTCTAAATGGATATAATCTTAGTGACATATAGTGTTAAAATTTAACTGTTATATTTTCCTTACTGAAAGCCTTACTAAGTCTTTCTTTCCAAGAAACCTTTTGTTCTGTTGGCTCAATACCTTGAGCGGGTATAGCTGCTTCTTCAGGTTTAGCATTTGCTAGAGCAGTTTCGACTTGTACGGTATTTTCAACAACTTCTGTAGCAGTAGATTTAACTTGTCCCATTCTCTTGGCGAGTTCAGCTTCGAGGCGATCTTGGAAAACTTTTTCTTGATCAGATTTAAAAGCTTTGCTCTTATGTCTATAAACTACAGCTAGTTTTTCTTTATAAGAAGCAAATGCTTCATCTGATTTATCTAAAGAACTAATTTCTTTAGCTAAGAATTGACGATCAACATCATCAAATTCATATTCATTATCTAAAAGACTCATTCTAGAATTAAATAAATCTTGAGTAGCCTGAGCGCTCAAAGTAGATTCTAATTCTGTAAGTCTAGAAAGTGTATCTGAAAGTTTCTTATTATTTTCTTCGAGTTCCTTCTTGAACTCTTCAGCTTGAGTTACAGCTGCGATCTTAGCCTGTTCAGCAGCTTCCATCTCAGCCTTGATTTGATCATTTTTGAGCTTAATGCTTTCAGCGATTTTGCTAGAAATTGAAGCAATAGCTTCTTCGCTGAATTTTTCAGATTCTTGCTTCTCAGCGAGAACCGTCTTTAATGCGGATAATATTTGTTCTAAATCCATAATCTTATTTTTTGTATTATTTACAGGAATATTTTCAGTTTGTGAAAAATTATTATCTATATTATTTGCTTTTGGTGTAGGCATTTCAACTGATTCGAATATTTCAATGACTTCAGCGTCAGTTTCTTTTGTTTCGGTTTCGTACTCACCATCTTCAATAATAACACCTTGAACATCAGCCGCAGGATTGGTTGTGAAGCCAATTCCTAATGGATAAATACGACCAGTAACTAAACGATAAATTGGCGTTCCATCATTGAGTTTACCGGGACCATCAAAACCTTTTAAATATTTTTTAAACTCATCTATTTGAGTTTTTTTAGTAATAATTTCAGCATCTTTCAAATCCATACTACCAATAGCAATCGAATATTCATTAAATCCAATCTCCCAACTAGCACTTATTTTTTGATAAAGTGGGGAGTTTTCATCATTAGAATTAATAAGCGCATCAGCAAATTCGCGATCAACTGTTTTATAAACAACGGCAGCTAATGCAATATTAAATGGATCTAACTTTCCTTTAATATCATCTTCAAATAATAATTTATTATCTTCAAAAGAAGAAAATGCAGCATTAACAATATGCCCAACAACTCTTGTTTTCTTATGTTCAATATTTGTAGGTTTATGTATAAAATACTTTCTAAAAGCAATAGCTGTATCTGTATTGATACCATCACCATTCTTATTGAATTTATTTACAACTGCGGCATTAAAAGCAGCGCCAACCAAATCAATATTCTTATCTAAATTTACAGAACTTGGTATTAAAGTCTTTAATGCATCTAATGAAGCAACAGACAATAAAGGGTTTTGATCAAAATTTAATGATGCTGTAACAATATTGTCAAAACGTGTTGTATATCGATAAAGATCGGACATATTAATAATAATATTACACTGAATATTTAGTGCTGTGATATAATAAGCTGGCTGCGTAAGTGTCTAATTGATGTTCTTGTGCTACATTTTCGACAGATTTTAAAATACCAAGTTGATCCAATTTACTTGGATCGTTTAAAACTTGAGTCGCTTTGTTTGACCAATCTTTTTGTTCAGATCCAATTATAATAGCTTCAGTAATACCAATTGCTAATTTCTTTTGTTCAGCAGATAAAGATTTTTTATTGTATTTTTTCTTTAATCCTGCTTCTACTAATCCATTTAACTTTTTAGATTCATCCATAACTTTAGCTATAGCATCACTTGCGTATACAGAAGCTTTTGTTGTACCTGTTGGACGACCTTTTTCAGTTGGAGTCTTATTTTTTTGAACTGCTGGAGCAACACCCGGCATCATTGGAACTGGAGGAGGTATCATTGGTACACCACCAACAATTGGATTATAATAACCTTGTTCTCTTTGTGCTACAAACTTCTCTTGAGCGGCAACTAATTCTTCTGAAGTGGGATAAATACCAGTTTCGATAACCTTGATACCTTCTTCTGGAGGAAGAATACCAAGTTCCATCATTCTTGTAACAACACGATTAAATTGAGTTTCATCTTTAATAGAAACTTCTTCAAATCTTGCTATAGGACACTTACCTTTGAATCCTAAATTTTTAAATATATTTTCTAATTCAGGCTGTAAGAAATCGTTTAAGAAAGCATTTCTTGATTCTTTGAGTCTTTCGAAAAATACTTGAGCTTTAACGGTTGTATTTGCAAATTTTTCAGAACCAATTAATATATTTTGCAAACCTTCTTTAATATCTTCATTTACTATTCTATATTTTTCATATCCCAATACTTTGTTCATATCAGGAATAATGAATTCAGCTTTTGTAGTATAATCAGCAACAAGAACGCGACCAACTGACTGATTGCGTAATAAATTTTGCATAGCTGCAATATTTTTATGGTTAATACCACCCTTACTAGGTTCAGTACCAAGAGTAATTAATAAAATAACATTCTCAATTGTACGACATATGGCTTGATCAATCTTTTTCATTTCAAGTTTAAAATTAATGTCATCTAATACCGCAAAACCAAACGGCACAGCAAAAGGCTCGTAATCTTGCTTCTTATAAAAAGAAGTAATAATATTCGTTGGATCGAGTTGAACTTTTAAACCATCTGGAGCCCATTGACCATTTCTAATCTTATCTTTAGTTTGATCATCTAACTGATCAAATATCTTTTGATCATGCTCGTTTTTAGGTGTGCGCAGTCTTTCTAGTTCATATTCAGAAAGAATCTTTTGATACAACATCGCTTTCCATGAACTTGTTCTATTAACGGTTACATAAAAAGGATTCAGCAATGTATACTGTACAGGTATTTGATTTTTTACATCATATGAAGTCGGATAAGGCAATAAAGAAACATCTGTTGTATACGATTGCCCATCGTAATTAGCGTATGTCTCAATCAAACTTTGAAAGTCATCAATTGTAAATTTTGCATTTATTTTATAAAAGAAAACGTTACCACTTCTATAATATTCTCGAAAATATTGATCTTTAATATTCCAAATACGAATATATTTCATCCATTTAGCGAAAAAGTCTCGCGCTTTTTGACTGCCGCCTTCTAAATAAATTTCTGCATTAGCAAATTCAGACATTATATCAACAGCATTTCTAAAAATAGCTACATTAGCATAAGCTTTTTGACATAGTTCTATCGCATCACGAACATTATAACCATTTACAGAAAATTCGAATGGCAATAAACCTTCTCTTATATTACCATAACGATAAATTTTAGGACCAACGTAAGCTAAATTTCTTCTAATTCCTGTTGGGGAATCTGTATTTTGAGCGCGTTCATAAGAAGCAGTACCTTCATGAGTGTAAAATGGTTCACCAACAAAAGATGGTTCAGAAGTATTATTTTTGATTAAATCTTCAAGAGGAGCAGCGCCTTCTTCATTCCCTTGGGAAAACTTATTCCAATAATCTGATTTCTTTGTATATTTACGACTCATGATAATAATAGTTACACATTCTAACTTTAAAAGTGACTTTTTAACATTTATTTACGCAATAAATACCGGCTCAAAAGTTTGATTTATTTCGTCTACATGAGTATTTTGCATGTCTAAATAAATTTTAACTAACCAATTACCTAAAACTAAAGCTGAGTAACTATCTTTTCTTGGTTTATCGGGACCAGACTTGCGTTTTAAATTAGCCGGTAAATCAAAATTTTGTAATCCTTGAGTAGAAGTAGTTATTTGAATCAATGCGCATTCTGTTTTAGTCAAAAGTATCATATCTGTTAAATGCTCCACAAAATCAATCATCTTAGCTTCTTCATTTTCTTTTTCTGAATCTAAAGAATTAGAAAATTTTAGTTCACTAATACCAATTTTTTTGCGAGTTTGATTTCTAAAGTTATCGTCTATAGCTCTACTAGCAAAGAATATACGACGATGATCAAAATTAGCTTGTAATAACTCATTTGCTTGACGTATCCAAGATGAAGTTGGTTTTCTCAGAAATACAAATCTATTTTCTGATTGATTATACTCTGATTTAGCAGATAAAATATTCTGATTATATTCTTCTGGTCGCTCAAACTCAGTAAGTATAGGCTTTAGATTAATTTTAGCATCTTTAAACAATTCGCTTTCATTGCAAGAATTCATAAATTGAACACCTCCGTTATAGTCCATACAAATAGCCACAATATTAAAATTCTGTAATAGATAAAGAAAATATTTTATATGATCTTTTAATGAAGATCCAGACAAAGCATATGAATGCACTAAAGTAGATATTTGTTTTTCTTTATTTATTTTGAGAACCTGTATCGCAAAATCATCAGATGATTCGGTTTCAGACCAAGATGGGTCGACAGATAAAATATATTCATCTTCAGCATTGCCTGTTACTTCAATTGACGGCAATTCGCCATCAGGTATAGTACAAAGAGCCATTTTAGAGATTTTAAAATAACCAGAACTATCATCTGTAAATTGAGCACCAAACTCTCGCAAAAATTGAGATTCACTCATTGTTGCTTTTGCTTGGTTAATTAAATTTTGATCATATAATTGTTCAGGAGCGCAATCATATGAAAACTGCATAACGCATCTTTTAGTAGCGTCTTTAGATTTAGGATTGAATATTAAATTCTCATATTGTTCGTATAATTTATATAAATATTCGAATTTAAAAGATGCAGAAGATAATGCAATTAATTTATTGTTTGGCCATTGGTATCTTTCTTCCTCTTTCATCAAACCTTGTTCAATTAATTTAGTTTCTAGATTATATAATTGCTCTCTTTGAGTAGGATTTTGAACCACAGACAAGAATGGAACAATAACTTCATTATATATTCTTTCAGGCATTAATAAAAACTCATCGATAATAATACGATGAAAACGAAAACCACGAAGTTTTTCACCATCACCTAACGGTAATGCACGTATTCTACTTCTACCTATTTCCATTACCCATTCATCATTATTTTTAGATACATGAGTAATACATTGCTTCAATAAATAAGCTTCAGGTTTAGCGGCAATATCTTCAATTTTTTTAAATATCATTTTTGACTGACGAAAAGATCTTGATAAAATACCAATTTCAACACCTTGATTTAATATTGCATCTAATACTGCAAAAATACCAGTCGTGTAGGACTTGGACATGCCACGCGAATTATGATGAACAATTCCATTGCCAATATAACATTCTTCATTATCTACTGTTATATCGATAGATATAACTTTACATTTATTTATTGATTTAATTTTAGAAAAAACTACATTTTCATCTTGAATCTCTTTAATTATTTTTTTGCTTTTATCACTTATATTTAGTAATTTATTAAATTCGTTTTGTGAAAATGATTTTCCCCAATTACCTCTTTTACCAGTAAGTTTTTCAAATGATCCCTCTTTTTTCAAAAAACTACCTAAATTTGGAACTAAATTATTTTGATAATTTCTCTTAAAAGTTTTTTCTAAAATTAAATTTAAATTTTCTTTTTTATGCTGGACTATGAAGTCGATATCATCTTGAAATTTTTTTAATGATTTGTAATCGTTCGCTACAACAAGATCGTAATAAGGCTTTCCTTTATTTTGTCCCGATTTTCTTAAAAATGATTGAATGCCTAAATTATTTAAAATCATTTTAATTTGACGCAATAACTGTAAAGAAGTATTTTTTATACCAACTTTATTATTTGTCTTACCAATCGAAGCGTACCCATCAGCATCAAATAAACCACCTATTAAAGCGCATAATTCGTATTTCGAAGCTTGAAGAAGCTTATCACATATAATTTTATTATGAGATTTTTTATTAATATCCCAATCTATAGACTCAAACCAATCTACTAATTTTCTATTAAAAACTGAATATTCATAAAAATTTAAATTTACGCTTCTTTGTCTACTATAAAGATTTAAATCGTTTTCTTTTATAAATCTCGAAATAGTATTTAAAATCTCTCCATTTTCAGAACAAAAATGAATTCCATCTTTATTTATCCAACCATCTCCTAATACATAACCCATAGTATAGAATAAATAAAGAGATCTTTTTATTGTTGATTTATTTGTTATGTCCGAATTGCCCCATATTTCAGTTGACATTTTAATAGGCAAATTATCACTTTCATTTAAATCTTCTATTAATTTAAATTTAAATTCTTGATTTTCATACGTTAAAACTTTATGACCTTTTTTAGCTTTAAATGAGTCTCCAGAATCTAAAATTATTTCAAAACCTTGTTCTTCAGGATTTATACGTTTATTAGATACATTGTTTAGATTTTTTCTTGATCGAACTTTTTCTCCGATTTCAATATCTTTTATTCTCTTGAAACCATTTTCAGTTAAAACGTATTCATTTTCCTCTAAACACCATACTCCAAGAAAATAATCGCTTTCCAACATACCTTTAATAGCCATATGTTGAAATGGAAATAACTGAACACCAGTAATTAAATCTGTTGCGAAAGTTACATTGTTGCGCAAAAATTGATAAAATAATAGTTTAGCTTCTCTTTCTTCTAAGTGACCTTCCTTAAGTAGAATTTCATCATTTGTGGCAAATTGATTTTTTCTATATTTTTGACTACCGGATTCCCAACTCATAATCTAAAAAATATTGTATATCTATCTGCCATATCTTACTACCATGATATAATAATCTTGGTATAATATCTAAAGATTTTTCTCTATCTCCTGTAAATATAAATTGTATATGTCTTGCATATTTATGACTTAAATATCGCATGTTATGAAAGACATATTCTAAACTAGTTTTGCGATTGTATTTTTTATGATTATATTTAATTGTATTAATACTAGATTCAACAACAACAAATAAATAACTATTTAAATCAACTGCTTTTTGTATTTCTCTCTCGAATCTAGACAATCCAGAAGATAATGTTCCTAAAAAATCAGATTCGCTTTTTCTATCTACATAAGTATAATTAAAATTATCAGACTTTAATAAATAATCGCCGATAAATAATTTTTCTACACTGCTATCATTAAACTCTAATGGATCTTGTTCTCTAGTATCAACAAGCATTTTAATATTGCTCAAATCAATATTAAAGAAATCATAAATAATATTTTTATTAAATAACGGTTCATAATTTATTTCTTTACAAGCAGCATTATAAGAACCAAAATATTTTTTATATATATCAATAGAGGGCAAATTAAGTGTTTTTAATTCATTAGAAAATGGCGCATAAGTATATTCTTTTTCTAATATTCTCTCTTTAAGCATTTTTAATATTTTATTTTTAACAATATCCTCTTTTTCTTCTTTGATCCATAGAAGCAGCTCTTGATAATCTACAAATTCAGTATCAAAATATTCTTTTTTATTTTTAAATGGTATTTGACGTTTATAATATAAAGAATATCTAGGATAATACTTGCAGTAATATTCAGCTTGATACATTCCATGCTTTTTTAGATGAGCATGAAAAGATTTATCAGAATTGAAACCTTCATTACATATCTTGCATTCTGTCATATAGCATCTTCTTTGGAAATGCCTAAAATTCTAGCTTTCCATGAAGACATATTTTCCAATCTATTAGCTTCATCTCGAACAATTTGTTTTTGCATTTCAGCAATTTTAATCATCATTTTACGTTCGTTTTCATCTTGAAATAATTCAACAAGATTAATAATAGAAGCGTTCTTTTGATGATGTTGTTCAACACGTTTAGATCTTTCACCATTAAGTTTCTGAATTGATTTATCAAGACGTTGAGCACATTGATTGTATTCTTCGCTAATCGTTTTAAGAATTTCAGTTAAACGAATAGTAAGATCTTTCTGATCTTGAGTGTCGTTGAACATTTCATTTACTTTATTCTTTTTTATATCAATTTGACGCAAGTTAATATAATCCATACAAACATTTATATACAAATTAATTTCATCAGTCGTTAGATCTGGTTTATCCCAAATTGATCTTACAAATTCTGCTTCAAATAATTCCTTATCTGTAGAACTTGTATAAGAATCGTAATTACCAACAAATCTTGGACTAGCCAAATAAACCAATAATTTTTCCATATATTTTCTATGTTGCAAAGATAACTTTTCTTCATTTAAATCTTGGCCACACCATCTATTTACTTTATTGATAACTGTTTTTATAGAACGAGGTACAGCATATCGTTCATTAACTCCCGATTCATTATCTACTAAAAAATCCGGATATTTATCTTTTATATATTTATGAACAGCTCTATATTCAGGAGTAATAAATATATTTAAATTATTTACGCCTTGAAATTTTTCATTAAAAAGCAATTCTGTTACTTGCTTAGGAGTTAATCCTGATTTAATATTTTGATCAATGAATTCATATTGATTTTGAGTTAATAAGTCATTAGTTATAGCTTTAGGTTTATCTTTTTTGGCATTTAAAAATCCATGATTCACTAAATAATCCCGAACCTCTTTTGATTCTTTAGATCGCCCAGTCAAATCTTCTCGATTATGCATTAAATTAGCTATTACCACATAATCATTCTGACCTTCTTCAATTTTTTTAGAGATGAATTTTTTTTGTTCTTCTGTTAACATATTATTCATTAAAGATATCGTTTTCTGATAATAAATTTTGCGCTTTTAAAAATAACATTTTCTTGAGATTTTTTATTTGTTTATAACCAGCTTTTCTACCTTTTTCTGAAGTTTTGAATTTTAATATTTTCGCCACTTGTTCATCAGTTAAATTATCAATAAAAAACATTTTATATATAAAAAAATGTTTATCACTTAAATGACATTTCATTAAATCGTGCAATTTATTTTCCGCGTCTAAATAATCATGATTTTTAACATACTCAAAATTAAAATGATAATTTTTATGATTTTCTAAACTTACTGTCATTTTGACATCATATGCAGATTTTTTCACTTTTTCCCATTTAGCATATAACGGACATTCATCGCATTGAGTTTTACTTTTAGTAAAACCACATGACATTTCAGAACCTAAATCACCTTCTTTATTTTGATTAAAAGAACAAGTCAAACATGGACGCGCAAAAGAAGTATAATTATTTCTAATTATATTTCTTATTTGGTTCGTAACAATTCGATTGATCCAAGGTTCAATAGCCCTAGATTGATCCCACAAGTGCCATTTTTTATATATGTGTAATTTGATTATTTGTTCAATGTCTTCAAAATCGAACCATGTAATCGCTTTTAATTTCCACTTGTTCTTTCTTTTTTTGATTACTTTATCAATGACATCGTACATTTCTTCAAACTTTTTTTTCTTAAGTTTCATCTATATCTTGTGGATTTCTAGTAGATCTACATTCTGATAGCGATTGTTTTAGAAACTCTTCTTTCGATGGGATTCTCATATTTGGATCTCCCTTTGGCATAACATGGTCAGGAGAAGGTGGCACACTTAATATTTCAGAAACCGAAAATTTATTTTTACTTTTTTCTATTTCGTAACTTAATTTCTGGGGTTTAATAAAAGTTGTTGGTATACCTTCTTCATCATATTCAACATTTTTTTTAGAAGGAGCTTGTTGAAATCTAGATCTATTATTCATCAATGCTTGTGCTCCAATTTGAACTCCACAATTGAAACAAAATTTAGCGCCTAAGACATTTTTAGTACCGCAATTTGTGCAGTAGATATTACTCATACACAATATTATATCAATGATGTGTATTTTTATCTAATTTCTTTAATATATGTATAATAAATTTTAATATTTCACTACGTAAAATATCTTCTTCGGTAAATTCAAAACAATGAATACCTTTTTCACGACTTTCTTCGTTGTTAAATAGATCGTATATTTTTACAAAACCTGATTTGCTTCCTACATCAGATTGCATTGAATCGCCGCAAATAAACATTTTCGTATTTTCACCAATACGAGTAATAGCAGTTATTAATTCTTTTGTAGAAAAGTTTTGACATTCATCAATTAAAACTATCATATCTTTCCAAGTAGCACCGCGTAAAAAATTCACAGGTAATGCTTCAATCATTTTTTGCTGTTCAAGATATTTACTTTGATTTAAAGGTATCAATTCATCCAATTTATCATACAAAGGTATCATAAAAGGATTAAATTTTTCATCAACAGTACCGGGTAGTGCTCCCAAAGCTCTTTCACCAGATTCGGCGATTGTTCGAATATATTTAATTTCAGAATAACTTCTTGTATTGAATAAATGCAAAGCACAATAAACAGCTAAAAATGTTTTTGAGCTTCCAGCTGGTCCATTAATAAAAATTATTTTGCTATTCTTATCAAATGCAGTATTAACAATATTTTTTTGTTTTTCTGTTAATTTAAAATCTTTAATATTTAATTTTACATGCTTAAATTGATTTTCAGTTACTATTTCTTCAAGTTCTGGTTTGATATGTTTTTTCTTCTTTTTATTTGACATATAACATTATAAATTACACTATTAATGATGATATTTCACTGTTTAAGCATACCATATTCTCCGACATTAAAAGAGCATTCCATGTGCGCTTTTATTCAAAAAGTTTATAAGTTTTGCAATGAAATGACTAAACGCGGCCATACTGTTTATCATTACGGCCATAAAGATTCTAAAGTTAATTGTACTGAACACATTACGGTAACAGACGATGATGTTTTAAGAGAAAGTTATGGAGATTTAAATTACTGGAAAACGAAAGGTTTTAATCAAAATGTCAGCACAAAAGCATTTCAAGTATTTAATAAAAATTGTATTGAAGAAATAAATAAAAGATTAAAATCAAATAATGAATTTATTTTAGCGTGGTTTGGCTATGGACATGAACCATGTGTTAATCATTTTTACAATAAAGCTTATGTAATTGAACCTAGTATAGGATATGATAGTATGTTTGCGCCATATAAAGTTTTCGAAACAAAATCTCAAATGCATAGAATGCATGGAATCAATAATGTTACATGTGAATTTGGTAGAGAATTCGTTGTTTATCCGGGTTTCGAAAAATCAGATTATGAATTCAAATTCGAAAAATCAAATACAGCTGTATTTTTAGGTCGTATAGTACCAGATAAAGGAGCGCAAATAGTGTATGATATTTGCAATCAATTAAATCAAGATATATATTTTCTTGGAGCAAATATCATGAATCTCAAAGATACAAAAAATTGTAAATTTATTGGTTTTGCAAATCCTGAAATTAAAAAAAATTATTTAAGAGATGCAAAATTTTTATTTGTTCCAAGTTTATTTATGGAGCCTTGTAATTGGACAGCCATAGAAGCACAATTTGCAGGAACTCCAGTAATTTGTACAGATTTCGGAGGATTTACCGAAACAGTTATACAAGGCACTACTGGGTTTAGATGTTTAAATACAAATTCTATTTATCAAGCTATACAAAATATTCATAAAATAAATCCTTTCAATTGTTATCAAAACGCAATAAATAATTTTACAATTGAAAAACAATGTAATGATTATGAAATAGTATTTAATAATCTACTTCACCACCCCGGATAAAATGATTTCAGTATAAAATTCTTTATTAGACCAAAAGTAATTTGTAATATCGACACCATCCAATGAAAAAAGTTTTATTTCAATATCTTTTTCGGTTTTTAACTTATCTAAAACCAAATAACCCATTTCTCTTGGAAAATGAGATCCACAGAAATGAAATTCGCCAGAAAATTTCTTAACATATTTTTTTAATAAATAAAAATCATCACAAAATAATAATTTTTCGAAACCTTCGATATCAAATTTTAAAAAATCTATTTTTTTATTTATTAATTTAAAAAGAGACTCAAATGAAATTGTCAAAACTTTTTGCTCAAGTGTATTATGGAATATTGATTTATACTTAACAATATCAATTTTCTGATCTATAAAAAGATTTAACAAAATAGGATTATCTTTATCTTTTAAATTGATTTTAAAATCATTTAAGCAATCAATACTTCCATCGACGCCAATATAATTTATATTTTTATCTTTATTTTTAAAATAAAAATAACCTTTTGAACAGCCTAAGTCTAAAACTGTATCATTGTGTTCGATTTTTTGAAAAAGTTCATATTGATTATTTACAAATATTTCATTATAAACATTTAAATCAAAATTTTTATAATAATTTTCTTCTTTTAATATTTTATTTATCATTTGTTTTACATCATCAAAAGTTATATTTTTAGAGCATTCAAATTGTCTTTCAGTATTTTTATGATTTGGACACCAATTCCAATCTCCTTTATTAAAAATAACTTCTGAATTATTCCAGCAACCATAACAAACATTTTTATTTATTAATCTATACTGCGTATTAAATTCATGAAATTCTTCTGTAAAACCGCTTATCATGATAACTTTTTTATCTAATGCCCAAGCTAACCAACTTACTCCCGAACTCAAACCAATATAAAATTCACAATGTCTCAAATAATTAATAACTTCATCTAAAGATTTTGTTTCAGGATGTATTACGTTATTTAATCCTTTAAGATCCATATAATTCAAAGATTCTTTTTGCAATACTACAACTTTATAACCTAAATCATTCAAGTAATCTACAGTTTTTTGCCAACCATTTTCATTTTGCCAGTGTTTGCAACCCGCTGTTGAAGCTGTAGAAATACAAATATATTTAGAATTGATAAATGAATCTTTAGAAACAAAATTTAATTTAGGTTTTAATTCTTTATATTCTAAATCTAAAATATCAGCAGCTATTTGTTGTAAATTTTGTTTTCTATAATCTTTTGGTGATAAAGCTCTATTATTAGGGTCAAAACATCCTATGGAATATGATGCGTAATATAATTTATCAGATGGGCCGTAATTTTTAAAATTTATTTCTGGATATGTTTGATCAAATAAATGTTTATTAGGAGTAAAAAAATCTATCATGCAATTATATTTTTTGCGAAATTCTTCTACGAAAGGCATCCAAGAAATAAAATCACCTAATGAAGGAGATTCATTGATTATTTTAATTCTTTTATGTGTTAAACAAATTTTATCTTTAAAAACTAAACTAGAAAGCTCATCATAAACTTCTACTCTCCAATTGACGAAGTACTTATGGCTTGGAGAAGTCCACATGTTATTTGATATGTGCGATTCAAAATATAATTCGTTCGTATCGTTGTTAAAAAATTTAATATGATATTTATTTGGCAAATTACCAATTATTTCTAATTTACATCCATTTTCGAATGATAAATAGAAACTATTATTTTGCTTTTTTATTGGTTTATGATTAATTGTTGTTGTTTTATAAATTTCAATTAATTGATCTTTCATGTTAGATTTATTATTATAATAACCGATTAAATTAAATAAAATATACATCCAAGATTTTTTAGTAATATTTTCTGATATTTGTTTTGTATAGTAGTCGTAATTTTTTATAGCAGTAAGTATACCTTGTTTAACAGATTCATTAGTGCGTTCTATTTTTATAAGACCAAATAAATTATTATATTCTTCAAATGTCGCAACAATCGGTAATCCAGAAGATAAAGCTTCCAATAAAGTTAAATTTGGATGACCGGCTTCTAAATTTGAAGCATGAATAAAAATCGTATGATCTTGATATAATTTTATTAATTCTTCTTCAGTCAAATCGTATAAAACTGTTAGTTTATCATAATTATATTTATTTCGATCAAAGAAATTTTTATTATTTTTTGGTCCAGCTATTGTAATTGGTAAATTTAAGGATATTGCCGCTTCTATTGCAAAAGAGAATCCTTTACGGTCTTCAGATTGATCGTGCAAAAATCCATTATTTGCAACGCATAATAATTTATGATTTTTAATATTTTTATTTAATGGTTTAAATAATTCAGTATTTACTCCATGACTCAAATAATATAAATTAGGCAAATTAAAATAATCAACCAAATACTTTGCGGGAACAAATGATTTTATAGAATGTTTAATTGCTTCATAGTTTTGTTTGAAACATTCTGAGTCTTTTCCATATAAAAAAGCATGATGATCGTGACACGTAAAATAATAAGGTATACCGCGTTCTTTCGCTAACAACGCTAAATTTGCTATATGTATATGCACAATGGCGTCTTTATCATATGTAATTTCATCAAGATATTTTATTTCTGACCGCAAACCTAATTTAAGAAAATTCTGATGATATTCCCAAATTATTTTTTCAACCGCTCCCCAACCGTTAGGAGGTATAGGTAAAATACCCGGATTTATATTTATTATCTTTTTATTTGGTAGTTCTTTATTTTTTATATAAAAAATACAACTATTTAATTCTTCGATAGATTTACAACCATGAAAGTATTTAACTAAGTTTTTATTTTCTGGTATTTTATGCCAAACACAATCGTTGACATAATGTTCTTTATCTTCTGCTTAATAAAAATTATATAAATCTTTTATAGTGCCTATGTTATAATATGATAATGGTAATTGTTTATTTGCATTTTTGCTCCAAAGAATAACATTCATTATTGTTTCATCATGATATGGGGCGTATTTAATATGATCTTTTATTATCTCTTCTTGATAAGCAACCAATTTACACTCATTAAAAAATTCAAAACAATTTTTATTAAAAAGAAAAAAACCACTTTGCACATAATGCATTGATCTGTTTTTTATTTTCAAAAAATTCATTATATCATGTTCTAAAGTATTTTCAATAAACGGATTTCCTCTATCATTAAGCATCATATATTCAAACAATCCTTTTGTAGCTAGAGGATAATTTTCTATATCTTTTACATAAGAAAAAATTTCATTTATATTATTTCTTACAATACCATCACAATCTAAAAACAAACCTTCTTCTAAACCATTGTTTAAACAATCGAGCACAACGTCAAATTTTTTAATTAAAGTCAAATAAGTATTTGGATCATTGCGATCAACTATACCTATATTATTTTTTTCCTTATAAAACTGTAAAAACTGTGGTGTTTGTATTTGTTTGCCTTTTAATTCGCGAATTATAACATTTGGTAAATTAGACTGAAGATTATAATTATAAGTATATATAATAAGTTTATAATCTGAAAATAAAGATATAGATTCAGCTAATTTAAGCGCTAATTCCGAATAAACTTCATTTGCAAAAGTAACAAAAGCTCTTTTAGGTAAAGACATATTATAAATATGCGAAAAAGAATCCACAGTCATCCTTGAATTCTGGATCGTCCTTATTAATTATTTTATAATTTAATTTAGTAAATCTATTTACTATTGTCATGGGATTTCTTTTATGACCCCAATGATATTCAATAAGATATCTTTTAGACTTGAGAATTTCTTCATCAGATAATCCAGCGATAACTTCATGTTCAGCGCCCTCAATATCTATTTTAATAAGATCTATGTTTTTAAGATTTTGAGAATCTAGAAATCCATTTAAAGTTATAACATCTACTTCTTCTTCGGACATTTTGTTTTGCGTATATGGATGCACATCATCAATAAATCCACTTATTGTTGAATTATCTTCAACAGATTTTATTTTTATCTTACCGGCAGTATTAAATATAGCCTTTTTATGTAAATGAACATTTATATTATTTAGCAAAGTATTATGTAACTGAGTGAAAGCTTTTTTTGTTGGTTCAAAAGAATGTACGGTCTTAGCATTCCTCTTTAACATATATAATGTGAATAAACCAACATTCGCGCCGATATCTAATACTGTATTTAAATCATTTAAAGGTAAATGTGCATATATATCCTCATAAAACATTTGTTTATAATTTATATATAAACAATCAAATGCTGAAAAATTATTATCAAATACAACAGGCATATAATTTAAATCTTTGACTTTTAAAGATTTTTTACCAATAAATTTTTTATCTGTAGTATAAAATTCAATATTGAATGTGCTGAAAAATGTTTCGGTCGTGAAATCTTTATTGCCATTTGGCATGATGTACCATCCAGTAGAATTAGTAAAATCTATCTCACAATGATACATTGGTATATTGGTATAATAGTCTTTAACGCTAACTAAGTATTTTTGAGCAGGCCCTTTATTTGTTAGATGTATTTTATTCGGCGCTTCAAAATGAATATCTATATTTATATCGTTTTTGATATTATCTTTTATTATTTGTAAATTATGATCGGCGTTATCGTGCAAATATGTAATATTTTTATAACAATCATACATATTACAGTATACTGGTAAATTGTACATTAGAATAGGCATTCCCCAACCTATAGCTTCTCTTAATACTAATGGATTTGTTTCTTTATCGTTATTTGTGCCTTTTGACGTGAATAAAAACACGTCCATTGCATTATAGAACGTGTCTACGTCTTTTCGTTCGCCCCACCATTTACAATTAATTGGAAAGTCTTTCATTAAAGGTTCCCAATACCATTTAAAATTCTCAGCTTGATTACCAACAAAATGAAATTGAACATTCTCATTGATCAAAGATTTTGCATATTCGATGATTTCTGCTTGATTTTTTCGTGATGTAAATAAACCTACATTTAAGAAATGTGTTTTGTTTGTATCTAAACCAAGATTATTCAAAGATGTATGACGATCTGTTTTTTGTTTATAAGAAATAGGATATAATACAACATCAGAAGGTATATTTAATGATTCGAACATCTTTTTTTGATATTCACTGACAAATATAAATCTATCTGGGAAAAAAACTTTATTTTGGACATCAAAACTGCTATCATGTGAGGTTTCTATGATTTTATATGATCTATTAGGATTGTATATTTGTTTTGCGATATTATAATCACAGAAATATTCGGGTAATTCTTCAAAATGAACTATGTCGGGGGCAATGTTCATTATATGCGTAATGCAATCGTTTTTATCAGTATTCAACGTTAGTAATTTACTACCCAATAACTCAGATATTTGATTTCTTTGTACCACCAATACGCCGCCTGTTATATTTTCATATTCAATACAATATATATCATTGTCTGATATCAATTCTTGTATTTTTTTCAGTAAATATTGCGGTGCGCCACCTGTTGAAAGGTGCGGCGTAATAAATAATATCTTCATTTAATATAATATTATATCAATCAGTAACTTCTTTTTTAATGAATTGTTTGATCATTGTTGTGAAGAACTTCTCAAATCCAATTTTTTTAATGCATTCGCTGATTTTTTTGGAAGATACCATTTTACCAACAATCTCGCCTTCAATATAATCATATTCATCGTCTTCAGGATCTATTGTAAATATTTCTGGGTTTTCTACTTTTAATATAATAACTTCTATACTAGTTAAGTCGTTATTATAATGAGAAAATGAAATCTTGCGCTTATATACACCTTCGTCATCAGGTATAGCTGCCATTTTACTTCCGCGACCATCTATATATATTAAAACATAATTCATTATTTATAATCGTTTGTTTTTTATTATATTCTAATGTAGATATAGTAAAAGGTGGGCGGCTATTTTTTTGAGTTTATATATTGTTTTATTGAGAATATGTGTTCTAATTTTTATTTAAATGTGGGGAGAGTGTGTGTTTTTATGTGTGTTTTTTGTTTATTGGGTTTATATTGTCTGAGGTAGTAGAATGTAATATGATAAATGAGAATGGAGATTGAGGAAATCCTCCCCCCTACAACTCTCAGAAAAGTCAAGAAAAAAATTTTGCAAAAAAACGGGGGAGTGGTCAACGTTGGCACGACACTTGCTGTGTGTGCTTGGCACGAGAATTGCTCTTGACTGTTGGCACAAGATCTGCTTGACCCGAGAATGCAGAAAGCGCAAACCGTTGACAGTCAACGACTTACGCGGGGACGTGGAAAATTCCTCACCATCTGGTGAGGAATTCCTATCAGGCGGCGACCTTCGTCGCGATCTCCGCCATCTTCTCAGGGGAAATCAGGCTTGCCACCTGCTTCCAGTATCGTGGCATCTTCCGAAACAGAATCGCCATCTGCTTCGGCGACAGTGTCCGCCCTGCGTTCACCTGAGTGGCGAACGAGGACAGAAGCCCCGCGTCGATACCGTTGAAACCGACGCCGTTGAGATTGCAAGTCTCGCCTGCGGCCTGCTCATCCTCAGTCTGTCGCTCGTAGATTTTTACGAGCGCACGAACCGCCCACGCGGGATTCGCGCCGAGTTGACCTTTGATGTACTGCTTGATTGCGTCCTTCATCGTGGAAATACTATATAGAAGAACATCGAAGAGGTCAAGAAGTTCGATGCAGATTTTTTAAGATTTTTTGCTTACGCAAACCGTTGAAAGTCAACGACTTACACAAGGTGGGTGAGGCGATAGCCTCACAAAACACACCAAAAGAAACATCCGGATTCGCTGTGGAATCCGGATGTTTTGGGCGTCATGCCCAGTCTCGTTCGATCTCCATGATCTCACCCTCCAGCAAATCCAACTCTTCGTTGGACAGCGCGTCTCGCCAATCCTTACCATCTGAATCCTTGACAGACTCGATGATGATACCGTCTGAGAAGTAATACCCGACCTCAACGTCGAGGTCGATGTTGAGGGCCTTGTGGTAGAAAACAACTTGAATAGGACTCATGTCGGGGATCAGACTATAGGAAAGCAGATGAACCGTCAACGATTTTCTGCATGGATTTTCTGACGTAGACAACAAAAAACCCCTTGACCTTCGTCAAGGGGTTGATCTCAGTCTCCGATGTCGTCCGTGTCTTCAGCCGGACTTTCGAGTTCCTTTGCGACCAGCGTCTCGACCATGTCGAGTTGACCGGACACCCAGTCCATGTCGTCCTGTGATACAGGCTCGACTGGTTTCACGCTCATCACGCGGACACCATACAAGGTGGTCGCGTATGCGACTGTCACCTTGATGCCGTCGACTTCGAGTTCGATTGTGGGATAAGAGTAAGCGTTCATCACAGACATGAGAGTATAGAAAGACAGGCAGACCGTCAACAAGTTTTCCGAAAAAGTTTCTGCAGAAAATCTGTTGACCTATGCTCTGAACCCTGTCACACTGTTCCCCGTAATGAATACACCACTACACTATCGGGTGATGGATGCACAGGACAAGATCGCGCTCCTGTCTGAAGCGCA